CCCCGAGTAGTCCTCCACCCGCCCCGGCGAAGAGAGCGAGTTCACGAAGGCCCGACTCAGTAGCCAGCTCATTCACTTCTGCTCTTTCTTTTCTTTGTACCAGGTCGTTCCCCATTGATGAAGTGAACACTTCGGGGATTCGATAGATACAGTCCAGCGGTTCTGACAGTTCGGATAAGAACACATCAAACGCTTGTAATCGTCCATCTCTTGCGGAACATCAGCTTTTCTAAAAGTCATTTTTGATACTTCCCATCAATGATTTTTGCAAAGTTGGTGGCATTGAGAATCCACGGCAGATCGGGATGCCACACCCTCCCGTTGCTCTCGAATCCGTTGGTCAGCTTGGTGTCGCTGGCGATGTAGCTCAGGAACGAGTCCCACCACCTCAGCCCGTCATCGGTTGTGCCGTACCCATCCGACCAGGATGACTTCTTCGAGGCTTGGTTCCATCGACTCCGCAAGGCCGCCTGGCGAGCGCCTTCCCAGGTTCTCGGCTGCGACAGGTGCGGAAGATGCGTTTTCCAAAGCTCCAAAATCTTTCCGTGCGGACAAGGAGGGAACCCAGTTCCCGACAAAGAAGCGTTAGCTTCTTGTATTACTGGGTCTTGGGTTATGGGTAATGGGTCATGGGTTATGGGAGCATTGCCTTCGGATTGCGTTGGCAATGCGTTCGCATCCTGTTGCTTGTCCCATCTAGCCCTTGCGCTACTCCTGGCCTTCTCAGACTTGTCGTTCACGGCATCAATCTCTCGCATCACTCGAGGAGAAATCCAGCCATTTTCTGTACGGACGAAGAACTCCCGCAGAACGGACGCAATGCAGTCGCTATGCGATCGCATCCTGATTAAACGGGCAATCTCGTCTGGCTCTAGGGGAAGTGGGCGCTCGTGAAGGTAGCACCAATCGAGAAGTCGGCGGTATGCCAAGTCCTCGAACTCATCAAGATGCCCCGTATGGGACTGATAGTCCTTGATGTTGAACTGATAGAAATGCATCAGCGTTCCTTGGGGGGACAGCCTCAGGGTGAGAATTCCGAGGCGGGCCAACCCATTACGGGCTTTATCGGGCCTGAAGCCGTCCACCCAAGGACACTGATCCAGGCCCACCTTATGCGCTTCTCACGGCGCTTTCTCACTCTACCTCAACATTGGGAGGGTCTGCAATAGGGAACCACTCTGGCTTTAACGCCTTGAGCTGCCACAGACGGGCCTGGGGGATCGTCTTCCATTGATAGATCGCCGGGGGAGAGATGCCCAGCAGTCTCGCCAGGGCGGTGACTCCTCCAGCCTTCTTGATTAGCTCTTTCTTGTCCATTTCTCTCCCTTGGTGGGGCCAGCCTCATGAAGCAGAGTGGCTCCTGCTGATAATTCGAAAACACCAGGCGCACGGCGCTAACCCGTTCCTGGCCCCGCTATAGTGTAAGCCCGATTAGGATAAGTGGACTTAGGGAAAGTCCTATGTTGCATGGTGCTAAGTTGGCTTATGATTCTTCCCATGCCGCAATGTTGCGGTCTTTTAGGAGCCAGTATGAACCCATGCATCCGCTGCCAGTTCGTGCTTGAGAATCGTCAAAATGTGATGAACTCAAAGTGCGGCCACCCTGACCTCCAAGTCTTCAATGTGGTGACGGGCGACAAAGAACCTCTCTTCTGCACCACCGCACGGATTCGCGGTAACAAGTGTGGCCCTGAAGGAGAGCTGTGGGCTTATGACGATGCGTTTCCTCCCGCTCAGGAGTGGGAAGAATGAGATACGTCTATCGCCCTCTTCAGGAGCAAATTGAAGCCCGTCGTCAGGCGGCAATGGATGTCCTTACCGCGGTCGGTTTGGGACTGTGTGGCGCACTCTTTTTCTTCTTCTTCCTATGAAAAACATCGCAACAGCTCTGGTCGCAGCGCAGAAGGCTTTTGGCCCTGCGCTCAAGTCCTCCTCGAATCCTCACTTCAAAAGCCGTTACGCTGATCTGGCGGCTTGCGTTGAGGCAGTAGTCGATGCTCTGAATGCAAACGGAATCATGCTGATGCAGCAGAACACCGAATGCTCTGATGGTGTGATTGTCGAGACCGTGTTCCTCCACGAGTCAGGAGAAATGCTTTCTAGCGGGAAGCTCCATGTTCCTGCTTCCAAACAAGACCCGCAAGGCTACGGATCGGCCTTGACCTATGCGCGGCGCTATAGCCTGATGGCGGCCTGTGGGATCGCGCCAGAGGATGACGATGGCAACGCAGCCAGTCGCAGCTCAGGGGCAGAGGATCAAGCGTTTGAGGCTCAACACCTAGACGCACTCAGAGAAGCGGCTATGGAGGGATTAGACGCGCTCCAGGCGGCTTTCAAGGCTATCCCTGCATCTCCGGCTAAAACTCGATTCTGGACGAAGCACCAGGCTTCATTGAAAGGAGCGGCGAAATGAACAAGCCAAAAGCGATAAGGATGGACATCCCTGATCCAACCAAGAGCAAGAACGACAAGTATCTAGTCACGGTCAAGGTCACGAACACATCTAAGACACCAGTAGCGAAGTTGGAGTGTTACGGCTCTTACGATAAGACCACCGTAGACGCGATCCTTAATCTAATGGGGGTCAAGTAATGGAAAAACTTTTTAGACCAGATGCTGATGAGCAATTAGCTCAGAGAACTTCAAAATGGTTTGAACTGAGAGCCGGGAGGGTCACTGCATCCTCTGTTTACAAGGTCATGGCAAAGACCAAAACAGGATGGAGCGCAGATCGGGACAACTATAAGGCCCAACTGGTCGTTGAGAGACTCACAGGCCAACCTGCCAAGACTTACTCCAATGCAGCGATGGAGTGGGGAGTCCAAACAGAGGCCGAGGCCAGGGCCGCATATGAGGCCCGTATGGGCGTCTTGGTGACCGAGGTGGGGTTCATGCCTCACCCGACCATTGAGATGTGTGGAGCTTCACCGGACGGGGTTGTTGGAGATGGGTTGGTGGAGATCAAGTGCCCTGAAACGGCAACAATGATCGACCAGCTCCTGACAAGAAAAATCCCGGATAAGTATTTCAAACAGATGCAGCTTCAGATGAAGTGTGCCGACAAGAAGTGGTGTGACTTTGTGGTCTATGACCCAAGGATGCCAGAGAGTATGCAAATGTTCGTTGCTCGAGTAGAGAGGGACGAGCGTTTCATAGCAGAGATGGAAGCCGAGATCGTCAAGTTCCTGGCAGAAGTCGATTCAACCGTAACTCAATTGAAAGCACAGTATGAGCAAAGTCATGTATGAAATCACAACGATAACAGGGAAATACACCAACAAAGACGGAGAAGAGAAGTACCGTTATCTGAGGATCGGCTCAATCATCGACACCAAAAACGGCCCCATGCTCAAGGTTGACTGCATTCCAAATGTAGAAGGCGGCTGGAGTGGTTGGGCCTACATGAAGCCTCCTGCTGATGAAGATCAGGAAAAGCCTATCCGTCGAGAGCAGAACGACATGGATGTGCCGTTTTAGGGTAATCACTAGGCCACCAATGCATAAGGTGGCTTACCATCACGCAGTCCGTTACTACTAAGGAGGCTGAAGTGAGAGGACTGGCACGAAACACCGATCCCCACACCTCACATGAGGCAGCAAGGATTCAAACCTCAACCCTGGAGAGCAGGGTGTTTGAGGTCATCAACGCGAATGGCCCAATGACCACGGAGGAGATCGCCAAGGCAACTGGAATAGACCTCCAGAGCATCACACCCAGGATCGCTCCTCTGATGCGCCTTGGAATTCTTGTAGATACAGGAATCAGGAAGCCTGGTGCATCTGGCCGTAATCGTCGCGTGATAGGGGTGAAAAATGGAATTTGAGTCCATCTGCTGCGGAGTTGAGTGCATCGTCCGGGTGACTCATTGGGAGCCTTACAGACCCGCTTTCATTAGCGGCCCACCGGAGCATTGCTATCCATCGGAAGGCGGAGAGGGTGACTGGGAGCTTCTAGACGAGAACGGGAATCCTGCGCCTTGGCTCGAGGAAAAGATGGACGCCACAGAAGCCAGAAGGATCGGCAAAGAGGTTTATCGGTTCATGGAGGGCGTATGAGCCTACGAGAAGCAGCGCAGCAGGCGCTTGAGGCGTTGGAGTACGCACAAAGCCTCGACATCCCTCATTTTGAAGAGCACGTTAATGCACTCGCGGCGCTCCGCAACGCGCTTGCGGAGCCTGTGCAAGAGCCGATGGCGTGGATGTATGAGGACGAACTACCATCAAGCTATCCCTACGACCTGATGTTCCCGTACAGCAAAGTGAACTGGGTTCGGCTGTTCCCGGTGTTTGGCCCCTCCCCGCAGCGCAAGCCGCTGACGGATGAGGAGATATGGCGCAAGTATCAAGGACTGTGGCCGTTTCATCCCGCAGCGGAACCGAAACTGGCCGCTGACATTGCGGCCTTCGCCCGCGCCATCGAACGCGCACACGGGATTGGGGGTGAAGCATGACAACACAACCCGAAGCCTTGCGCTTGGCTGAACAACTTGAAACAGAGTGGCCCGAAGACTGCGACACAAATGCCATTGCCGCCGAACTGCGACGATTGTTTCAAGAGAACGAAAACCTACATGTGGAAAACAGGCGCCTTATCGAGCGTCTTGAAACGATCAGAGTTCCTATCGGAGTTCCTGTCGGTGCGGGTGGATATTTAACCCCTACTGCAGTCATCGCAAAGGCAGGAGAGCAAGCATGACAACACTGAGAAAAGCAGCGCAGCAGGCGCTTGAGGCGTTGGAGTCATGTTGGGAAAAAGGGTTGACCAGAAAAAACTGGAAACAAACCGAAGAAGCCATCACCGCCCTGCGCCCCGCGCTTGCGGAGCTTGAGCAGGACGACACCGCGCTGCTGCGGCAGGCGTTGGAGGCGTTGGAGACGTTTCAAAAGATCAGTGACTTCACACCGGCGCAAGGCGTTCATGCCATCACCGCCCTGCGCGAACGACTAGGAGAGAAGACATGACCCGCGATGAGGTCAGAGACCTGCTCAACGCGATTCCGCAAAACCTGACCGCTGATGAGTTCATCATGGCCGTAGCAAACGCCGCAGCAGAGTGGGAGAGACGGGCTTGTGCAAAAGTGGTTGAGAACCATCAGGGCGATAAAGATTCTCTGCTCCAGGCGGCAGCAAAGATAAGGAACCGAACATGAGCTTCGTCTATTGGGTGATTTTTTGCATCTTGTGTGCGTTTGATCCGGGGCCAAAATGAAGACAAAACTGCTTGTGATCGTCAGAAAGCGTTGGAGCAATCCAGACCTCCCTAGAGAGGTGAATCGGGCATATCAGAGAAAATGGGTCAAGTCGCTTCGTCTCCTCGGGAGCAACTGGCAGCTCGCCAAGTATGAGGAACGCATCAAAAAGGTAGAGAAATGAAAATCCTCTGTTTCTTTGGACTCCACCGCAGAACCATGACCGACAACCGTATCCGCTGCACCAGATGTGGGCGCTTTCTCAAGAA